GCCCGGGAGATCGCCCGCTCCAGCGTCTTCGCGAGCCCGGCCATCGTGGCTTCCAACTTGTCCTGCGACTTCTGGAGCCGGGCGGTGGCCGCGGTCTGCGCCTTGATCGCCGCCCCATAGACGGCATCCGCCGACGTCTTCCCCGCCGCTGTGGCCGCCGATGTGATCTGCGACTGCAGCGAGTTGATCGCGGAGATGTCGTTCGAGCCCGCCGACAGCAGTGCACCCGCAGTCTCCAGGCCGCCGCCGTTGATGCCGGCCTCGGCGATCTGCTGGATCAGCGACCCGGACAGGCCCTTGGACTGGAGCTGCTTCAGTGCCGACGCGAACGCGCTGGCCTTGTCCCGGTTGTCCGTCAGCCCCTGGAGGATCCCGCCGACGGTGACGTTCTTGCCCGCGGTGCCGCTGGTGATGTCCGACGCCTGGAGCACGCCGCCCCTCACGGACGTCGACAGCTGCGATGCGCTCGTCTTGAGGTCGCTGAGCTTGGTCTTCGCCGTCTCCAGCGCCTTGTTCACGGAGGTGAGCTGCTTCTCGTACTTGATCAGCGAGCGGCCCACCCCGTCGAGCTGCTTCATCAGACGGGACTCGGTCTTCCCCGAGAACGCCGCCCTGATGTTCTTCGCCGCCTCGTTCAGCGAGGTCACCAGCGCGCCCACATCCGACGGCGCACCCAGCGCCTTCTCGAAGCCGGTGCGCTGGTATCCCGCCGCCCTGCCGAACGTGCTGATGTTGAACTGGCCGCGCAGCGCCGACCGCGCCTGCTTCATCGCGTCCGACATGCCGCCCTTGGCGAACCACTGCACTTCGCCGCCGAGGATGCCGACCGTTTCTTCGGCGATCGCCCGCGACCGGCCCCGCTTCGCCGGCGCCAGCGGGATGTACGCCTCCCCGCCCGTCTCCGGCTCGCCCCACACCCGCCACGACCCGGCCGGTGCGATCTGCGCGACGTGCTGTTCCGTGCCACCGTCGGCGTAGAACCGCATCACGCTGCCGTTGGCGTTCTTGAACGGCTTCTGCAGGTTGGACTCGGACTTGCGGTACTCCACGTTGATGTACGACGTGCCGAGCACCCGGCCCGCGAGACCTCCCACCGCGGTCCGGAACGGGCTCGTGTCCGCAGCGACCCGCACGGACTTGCCGTTGATCTTCGTGCCGGTCACGGAGCCGACTGCGCGGAAGAACGGCGACGGGTCTGCGGACAGGGTGGACTCCGCCTTGTCCTGGTCGAACTGGCGCAGGCTTGCGCGGGCCAGCCGCAGCATCTCCTCGGCCTGCTCCTTGTCCGCCGTCAGCTCGGCCTTGCGTTCCTTCGTCAGCTCCGGGTCCTGCAACTGCTCCTTGATCGAATCCAGGTTCGCCTGGGCCTGATCCACGTTCAGGCTGAGCTTCGCCCGGTCCAGGTTCGGGCCAGCCGCAGCCGCGAAGTCCGTGACGCCCTGCTGCATCGTGTCGAGGTTGTCGAGCCAACCCGCAGCGGCTTCGTCGAAGTCGGTCTTCAGGCCCTTGAAGAAGTCGCCCATGCCGGGGATCCCGGAGAACGTGGCCGACAGGACAGTGAGGAACGCACCCAGGGAGGCGATGCTCATCTCCGCGAACATCTTGAACAGCCCAGTCAGAACCGGCAGGGTCTGCAGGCCGGCGTCGAGCATGCTGATGATGCCGGACGCGACCATCGTGAACGCCAGCCGGATACCCGTCTGGTTGTCCTGCACCCAGTCGGAGAACCCGGTGAACTGGTCGGTGAGCGAGCCGATGCTGTTGTCGCCGGACAACGCCTGCAACGTTCCCAGCAGTGCCTCACCCAGCACCTTCGCCAGGCTGCCGAGGACGGAGAACCCGATCGCGGCAACCTCGTTCAGCGCGCGCAGCGAATCCGTGAACAGCGACACCAGCGGCTCGGACGCCTCCAACGATGCCGAGAACACGGTCGCGAACGCGTTCAGCGCCCCGCCCGCGGTGACGAGGAGCTGCTCGAAGAACGGGCCGAACGTCTCCGCCCACGCACCCGCCATCTTGCCCAGCGAGGGGAGCAGGCTGGAGTTGATGAACGTGGCCAGCCCGTTCAGGAAGTCGCTGCTGCCCTGGATGCCCTGTTCCATCTCCTTGAACATCGACGGCAGGCCGGTGTCGAGGAGTCCGCCGAACAGGTTCTGGAACGCGTCCAGGCTGGGCTGAGACTTGGTGCCGAAGTCCATGAACGCCTGCGTGAACGTCAGCAGGCTGCCGGTGAAGTCCGAGAAGAATGCCGACCCCATCTGCACGTTCTTCAGCAGGCTCGCCTTGAACGCGGGGCTGTTCGCGAACGCCGCCGCCTTCTCGACGATGTCCCCGAACGCCTTGCCGCCCTCCTTGACGACGGGGTGCAGGCCCTTCATCGCGCCCTTGACGTCGTCCATCGCCCGCTTCACCCCGGGCATCACAGCCTTCGATGCCGTCTTCTGCAGGGCCTCGAACTCGGGCTTGAGCTTCTTCGCCTCCTCCTTCAGGTCCTTCATCGCCAGCGCCGCCGCGCCCCCGATGCCGGCCAGCCCGAACAGCATCGGCGAGAGGGCGCCGATCGTCGGGAGCAGCGTCGTGCCGATGGCGGCGCCGACGCCGATCAGCTGGCCGCGCAAGCTCCCGCCGCCGCTGCCGAACGCGTTGCCGGCGTTGTTCGCGGCCGTGGTGAGGGTGCCGAGCTGGCCGCCCACGATGCGGAGGCTGCCGCCCATCTGGTTGGCCTGGTGCTGGAGTTGGCGCAGGTTGCGGTTGACGGAGGCCATGCCCGGGCCGGAGAGGTCCCGGACGTGGACGGTGATGGTGACGTCGTCAGACACCCTGGGCCTCTCCTTCCATGTCGTCGGGTGTGCCGAGGCGCTCGATGGTGATCAGGCGCAGGAGGTCGGCGGGCTCCTCGTAGAGCTGGCTGGGCAGGCATTTGAAGCGGGTGCAGAGGTCGAGGATCAGGCGGGCACGCTGGAAGGCAGGGGGAGGTCCGACATGGCTGCCGTCGGCACGGACTCCACCAGGGACGGCTCGCCAGAGAGCGAGCTGCTCGGCAAAGGGTCGGGGACCCCGCTTGCGGCTTCACGGGTGGCGTTGAGGATCGCGGTGATCATGGCGGAGTCCTGGGTGCAGACTCCGTCGAACGTCGTGGGGACCGGGCCCTGTTCGTCTTCGACGTTCCACTCGACGAGGAGACCGGTCATCAGCCGGAACACCTCGCGGCCGGCACCCTCCTGGCCCTGGAGTGATTCCATCTCCAGTTCCTCGCCGACGGTCGGGCCACGCATGGACACTTCGAGGCCCTCGTAGTCCGTGCCGCTGAAGTCCAGCTTGTAGATCTTGCGCTTCGGTCGGAAACCCATGCGAGTACTCCCCTCAGGCCCAGGCCGGCGGCGTGCCGTCAGCGAGGGCGAGCGGCACGGAGAAGGTGAGTGCGCCGTCGTCGCCTCGGGTGAGGGCGTAGTCGGAGGCGACCATCTCCATGGCGAGGGTGACGCCGTTCACGGTGTGCGTGACGGTGCGCTGCACGCTGGTCGAGGAGACGGTCTTGAAGACGTCGTGCGCCTGGTTGGTGGCGGCGTTGAAGACGCCGTTGAGCGTGACCGATCCGTCGGCGAGGAGCAGCAGGCGCTCGTTGCCGGACTTGTCGACGCCGGTGACGTCCTGCACCCCGCGGGGGGTGGACATCTGCCAGTTCGTGATGTCGTTCTTGATGGCCCTCGCGGTACCCGTCGCGTCATCGACGCTGAGCGTCGTCTGTCCGATGCCCGAGCTTTTCGCCATGAGTGATCACCCCTTCTTGATTTCGTCCGCGAGCGTCTGCTGATGCTCGGCAAAGTCGTCGACCCAGGTCTGCGGGTTCAGGTGCTGCCTGGTCTTCGTCCTGCGCGGGTTGCCGCGGTGGTCGCCGTCCCGGACCAGGAACAGCGGCGGCCGCTCCTCGCGGAGGTAGTGCGTCGAGGCGCGGAAGCACTCCTGGCCCGGCTCGAACACCAGCCAGTTCTCGCCCTCCGCGACGTGCAGTTCCCGGTAGCGGCGGCCGGATGTGCGCGCAGCGTGCAGCAGGTCCGGGGTGCAGTTCTCGACCCGCACACCCCAGCCGTTCAGGTAGTGCGGGCAGGCGGTCTCAGCGCATGTCGCCTTACGGAAGTGCGTGGATAGCGGCGAGACGACCGCGTAGGTCTTGTACCGGCTCGGGTCCATGAGCGGCGTGGGCCGGTTCGGCTGGGCGGCCATCAGAACGTCACCCCCGCAATCTCGTTCTTGATCATGTTCACGGAGAACGACACCGTGGTGAAACCGCCCGTCGTGACCGTCACCGCGCGCACGTACCGGCGGATCGTCGCCGTGTTGCCCAGGGCGATGCGCTCCGACGCAGGCTCGGCAGTGACCTGGGTGAAGGCGAAACTGGCGACGTCCGTGAAGCTGGAGTTGTCCGCCGAGTCCTGGATCTTGATGGTCACGTCCGTGCCACTGAAGTCCGTGACATGCAGGTACGCCTGGCCGCCGAAGGAAGCAGACGCCACCGTGTCGATCGACGTCCCGTTCGTGGCCGCCGTATCCGTGCGGATCCCGGCGGTCAGCTGCCGGCCCCACTCGATGCCGTAGCCGTTGGACTGCGCCGACACCCCGAACGTGAGCATGCCGTCGTCGCCGCGCTGCGGGTCGTAGTTGACCTGCTTCCCGACGAGGGACGCTGCCGGATCGCCGAGCGTGGTGCCGCGGCAGTAGGTGAGGATCACGTCCGTGCGGGGCAGCGCCGACAGCTTCTCGTGCAGCCCGCCGGTGACGGCCACCGTGTTGAAGAAGGTCGTCATTTCGATCTGCCCGGACCGCAGGCCGCCCTGCCGCTCGTAGGCGGACTTGTTGATGCCGGTCATGTTCAGCAGAGCGGGGCCGCCGCTGATGTTGTTGAGCTGCTGGATGTCGCCGGACGCGTCGAACCCAGCCACGTACAGGTTGTCGCCCAACCCGCTGGATTTGGCCACTACGCCTCCTGGTCCCAGAGATCGTTCACGATGAGAGGAAGGGTGATCGTGAGCACGCGGTACTCGGCGCCGGACTCTGCGAGATAGCCCGCCCGCGCCGACAGCGGATCGCCGTGCTGCCCCAGCAGGTCGACGTCACGCACCAAGCCATCGAGGGTGAAGTCACCGGAGTACGCGGCCATCAGCGCATCGAGGGCAGTCATCAGGTCCGGGTCGATCGCGTCGGCCGGCTGCTGTACGAGGGAGGAGTACAGGCGCACGTACAGCGCGAGCCGGACCGTCGTCGAGTCGAGCCCCGAAGCGCCGCGCGCGGGCCCGATCTGCTCGACCCACACTGCCGCGGTGATCCCGGACGTGGGTGGGGACTTCGGCTCATGCCCGTTCACCTCGGCGAAGTGCCCGGACGCGAGCGCGTGGGACTCGACCGCGGACAGGATGGTACGGATGTCGAGGGCCATCAGAGCAGCCCCCTCGACCTGTAGCGGGCCAGCAGCTCCCGGGCGATCTGCGGCGCCTGACGGTCCAGGAGCGCCTTCGTGCGGCGGAACGTGAAGTAGCCGGGGAAGCGGGTGACCGGACTGTTGCGGGAGCCGGTGCCCTCCAGCCACGGCCCGTAGATCACACCACCGTCGTGCACCTGGTATCGGCCGCCCGACGTCCGGTCCACGCTGATCCGCGACTGGTAGTAGCCAGTCGGGTGACGGAGCACCTGCCGCAGCCGCTGATGCACCAACTGCTCGCCACGCCGCGCCACCTGATACTCGGTGTCGTCCGCGTACCGAGGCAGCGCACGGGCAGCCCGCCCGTCCGTCCATGGGCCGCTGCTGTGGGAGTTGACGCGCACATCGAATCCAGGCATCCGCTACACCGCCCTCGTCCGGGCCTTGCGGCCGTGCGCGTTGTACGTGCGGGTACGCAGCCCTTCCAGGGAGAGCGTCTCGACGGACACGCTCTTGGAGCCGGAGGACGCCTTGCTGGTGCGGGCATAGCCGGCCTGCTCCTGGAGCAGCCGGTTCATGGCCTCGCCGATGACGAAGTCACGGACGAGGGCGGGCGGGTCCCAGCGCTGGATCGTCGTGCCGCCCGCGTGGGTGGCCGCCGTGGTGCCGAGCGCACCGCGGGTGACGGTGAGGGTGCGGGAGGCGTAGATGTCGACGCCAGCGGTGTGAGCGGCGAGGACGGACCCGTCCCAGGCGCGGATGACGGTGAGCTGGTTGCCTGCGATGTCGACGATCAGCATGCGCTCGGACTCGATGAGGAGGACCTCGTCAACGGCGAAGGCGGTGCCGTCGGACACGGTGAGGGTGACCGAGTTGGCCTGCGCGGTCAGGCCGGAGCCACCGACGTTCTGCCCGGTGTCGGTCATCGCGCGCGCGGTGACGACCATCCGTTCCGAGTCCACCCTGATCACCGAGCCGACCCCCAGGGCTGCGGCTGCCGCGCCGTTGACGTCCACGCCGGTCTCGGACGTGTCGAGCGCCTCAGCGAGCGCGCCTGCGGTGGTCTCGGTGTTGCGGTAGCCCCACAGGCCAGCAATCTGGACGTCGCGCTGGTAGGTGTCGCCGCCCCCGAAGGACGCGCTGGATCCGAGGTTGATCTCGACGCGGTTGAACGGGGGGCCAAAGTTGACCGGCTCCAGGTTGTACTCGCCCTCGGCAAGGGCCGTGCCGCCGGAGGTGATCGCCGAGACCGAGATGAGTTCCTGGTCGTCGAGGCGCAGCACCCACGGGGTGGCGCCCTGGCGGGGCGGCCAGTCGAGGTACCTGGTGGCCTGCATGGGGAAGAACTTGCGGTGACACAGGGCCTCGACGTCGCGGGACGCGGAGGCGAGCGCGCGATCGATCTGTGCGCTGTTGCGGGCGGTGGGCTTCGAGTCCAGCGCCCGCTGGACATCGTCGCGGGTGGCGTACCAGACGCCGTCGGGGCTGGTGTTGGTGGCGTCGGCGGCGGCTGGCGCGGTGACGGTGACCGTCTCGGTGGCGGTGACCGGGCTGCCGGCTTCCAGGCCGGTCCACAGGGCGAGGTACAGGCCGGGGGTGAGTGTGCTGGTGGGTGTCCAGGCGTAGCCGTAGGAGCCGGTTCCGGGGTGGGTGACGCCGCTCGTGGTGGCGGCAAGGGCCGTGGCACCGGTGGCGACGGACGTGATGGTGATCGACGGGGTGGCATCGAGGTCTCCGAGGGTGCCGCCCTCGAAGTCGTAGAACTGGGCGAGGAGGGCGACGGCCTGGCCTGCGATCACGGTCGTCATGCGCTCGTCCCGTCCGTGATGAGGCCAAGGTTGGCCAGGGCGGTGATGAGCGAACCGAGAGCGGCATTCCCGCCACGCGAGCCACTGACGGTCTGCTTCGCGACTGCGGTCGCACCGTGGAAGCCAAGCTTGTTGCCAGTGGCGTCGAGGGTGTGGACGGCGGCCGAGTCGGCGGTGTCAGCGAAGATCCAGGTGCCGCAGGCATGCGCCAGTTGGACGCCGGATTCGAGACGCAGGTAGGTGCGCTGGGTTCCGTCGAAGTTGGTACCGGAGAAGACGCTGAGGATCCAGTCCGATCCCGTGGCCTCGCAGTCGAGGCGCGAGCCGAGCGGCCGGAATCGGTAGCCCTTGTTCGTGCCGAGAACCGAGAAGTTGGCGTCATCGACGGTGACGGCCCCGGTGAAGGTGGCGCCAGCAAGCGCGGCAAGCAGCGCCACCAGTCCGTCGACGTAGCCCTTCGAGGCCGCGTTCAGCGCCTGGTCCGGAGAGGAGTCGGGCAGCGTCAGCTCACCCGTCATCACATCGCCCGCCCGGTTCACCTTGCGGGTGTCTCCGGTGGTGCTGGCGTATCCGACTGCCGTCATCTGCCGTCCTCCTCTCTCGGTGCCGTCGTGGTGGTACTACTGGTCAGCGGAGCTGGTCCCCGACGTGCCGGCCTCCTGGCCGCCATCCGTCGAAGCGGCAGAAGAGCTCTCCGTCTGGGCCTTCTTCGAGCGGCTGCCCGTCGTTCGGGCACGCTTCGGGCTCGGCGTCTCGCTCGGCTCGGGCTCGGGCGACGGCGTCTCGTCGGATGCTGAGGAGCTGCTCCCAGGCGATGCCTCCTCACCGCCCTCCTCGCTCGCGGGCTCCGGCCACACGTCCGGGTCACCCTCGGTGGACCACGAGCCACCCACCACGGACGCGCCCGCCACACTGGGGCCGCCGTGCACGGTGATCTTCGGCATGAGTTCCTGTCCTTCCTCGACGTGCTCGCTGCTGCCGCACTGCGGGCACCGGGCTGCACCGACCGAGTACCGGGCGGTGCAGCCGGTGCAGACCCACAGCGCCATGTCAGGCCGCCGCCACCGCGGCACCGTTGTCCAGCGGGATGTACGTCAGATCCCACTTGACGCTGCCGGTGTTGGAGGCCGCGCAGTCCAGCAGGATGCTTCCGGGCTTGAGCACGATCGGCTGCGCCGGAACCTTGTTCGACGGCAGGAAGTTCAGCGCGTCCTGCATCGCCGTCGCCGGAGTCCCGGTGATCGAGTACATCGTTCCGACCGCGTCCGCCGTGATGTCGAGGACCGCGCACAGGTCCTGCGTTGCGCCCGCGTCGGTCGGGTCGAACGTGAGTTTGGTGTTGTCGGCCTGCGTCTGGATGACCGTGGTCACCTCGCCGATCAGGCTCGTGATGAGGACCTTGCCGCCGGACACCGTGAACAGCGTGCTGGTGCTCGTCTGCGGCAGCGCCGCGGTGGCGCGCTGCACCTTGACGCCGCACAGCAGGGAGCGAAGCTGGTCGCCCTGGATGAGAACGGACATGGTCAGGCCCCCACGATCGCCAGGTTGTCCGGCTTGCGGGACGTCGACAGGTCGTGGAGAACGGCGGTCACGAGACCCGCCGCGCCCGCCGAGACCTTCACGTAGCCCTTGCCGTCGGGCAGAGCGTCGCCGGACACGTAGAACACGACCGTGCCGGAGGAGATGGTGACCGCGTTCGACGCTGACTGCGAGGCGGTGACCCATGCGGCCGAGCCGTTGGTCGCCGTGTTCGTCTGCTTCGTCGTGATGATGTTGCCGGGGGTCGCATACGACCCGGCGAAGGTGTCGGCGACGGTGATCGTGAACGTGTCGTTGCCGGTGCAGACGAACGAGACACCGGCGCAGTCGCGGAGGGAGAGCCCAACGCCGGCCGCGATCGGCACGACGTTGAACTCGCGCCCGAGTCCTGCCATGGCTGCCATGGATTGTTCCTTTCCAGGCGGGGTGTGAATGCCGCCCTGGGGTTGGCCCCGGCCCGGGGCGTTACTGCCGGGCCGGGGGTGGAACGTCAGGCGCGGGTGGCGACCTTGACGAACGGGGACAGGGTGTTGGAGCCCTTGCGGGGGGTGATCGCGTACTTGATCCACGGGGTGCCGTCGACGCGCTCGATCACGCGCATGGCCGTCTTGTCGTTGCCGAACTTGAACTCGGTCGACGTGGCCGACTGCATGGCCTGCCGGTCACCGATCAGGTAGTAGCCGAAGTCGACGAAGTTGATGTCACCCGCGGTACCCACGGACGAGACCTTCTCGGTCCACACGACCGGCCGGCCGAGGATCGTCACGGGCGGGGCGCCGGCGCCGTCACCGTTGCCGATCCACACCGCGCTGCCGCCGGTGCCCACGCTGAGGGCCATGGTGGCGAGCTCGGGGAAGGTGTCGATGTGCGCGACCCACACGGCGCGGCCGATCGACGCCGGCAGCATGCGGGAGTACGCCTTGACGATGTTCTCCCACAGGATCGAGCCTGCGGCCTGGCCGGTCTCCTTCGGGACGGACACGGCGGCCGGGGCGTTGAGGAAGCCGAGGGGCTGGCCGACGCCGTTGCCCTCGGTGAAGGCGACGTCCTCGAACCAGGCGAGGGCCTCGGGGTAGGACTCGTTCATGAACTGGTCCAGGCTGATGATGCTGTCCTGGAAGAGCTCGTTGGGGATCTCGCTGTAGAGGGTGAGCTTCTTGGCCTGGAGCTCGATGCGGCCGAACGTCGGGCTGCTGTCGGTGAGGGTGCCGCCCTCCTCGGTCCAGTAGCCGACGATGCCGCCGTGCACCGACGACGCGTTCGACGTGTTGTCGATCATCGGGTACGGGACGGTGAGGGACTCCATCGGCACGACCCGGGCGCGGGAGCGGACAACGGCCATCTCCAGGGCGACGCGCAGGAGTTCGGCGCGCAGCGTCTCCGGAATCAGGAACCCGCCGTCGGACGGCACGCTGCTGCCGAACGCGTTCTGGATCTTCTTGATGTCCGAGCGCGCAGCGAGCGACTCCTGCGTGTTCGCGCCCTGCCACGTCGCCGTGAGGTAGTCGCCCCAGTTGGCGAACTGCTTGTCGAGCGCGGCACCCGGAGCCTTCGGGTTGTAGTGCTTCGACCGGGCGACCGGCGGGGCGGTCGGGTCGAGGTTGAGGCGGTTGATGTTGTTGAGGAGCTTGTCGTCGCGGAGGATGTCCGCGAACTGGCGCTGGGTCTCCTCCCGGATCTGCGCCTCGATGTTGGGGTCCTGCTTCTGCTGGCCCTTGGCGAAGTCGAGGATGAAGGACTCCAGGGTGTCCTTGTCCTTGACGATGTGCTTGAGCGTGGCGGTGTCGCCCAGAGCTTCCGCCAGTTCGTCGGCGTTCTGCGGGACGGTCGGTGTGGCCACTGTGCCTCCTTCAGGCTGCCGTCGCGCTGGACGACGTGTCGGGCTCGATCAGGTTGGAGACGAGCGCCGACCAGGCGTCGTCGGTGGTGAGGTGGGCGACGGCTGCCGTCCACGCGTCTGCGGGTTCGGCGGCGGGCTCGGGCTCGGGGGCCGGTTCTGGTGCGGGCTCGACGGGGGGCATCTCTGCAACCGGCTCGACGGGCGCCGGGGGTGT